TGTCGGGGTATATCGGGTATGCGTAACGCTCCGTCATCAGGATGTGCCGTATGGCTTGTCTCACCGATTCTATGCCGTCGGCGCGTCCGGCTATACGGTCGCCGGAGTGCTTGTACGTCGCCGACGGGTATGCGCATACCTGCATCTGCCTGTCCGTTCCCGGGATGATTCTAGGTGTCATTTTCCACTCTCTCCGCTACGTAGAAAAGTTGGCTGTCGTTGAACGGGAACATCATCACCACGTCACCTGCCGCAAGTGGCGGGAATATTTCGACCGTGACGGGAACGTCGGGGTTGTCTGTCGCGCCTGTGTATGCGTGGCTGTGCATCCCTGATTCGCCCGTCATGCCAGTGTATGTGTGCGTGTGCGGCATCCTGACCCTCATTGGCTGAAGCATCTGCCCTAGGTGAAAGAACTGCGCCGGCAGCGGTTCTTGGTCGCCGTCTATGCGTATCGAGAGGGGGTCGACGGATGCGATTGTTCCATAGGTCACGCTTGCCGGTCTTGTTTTGTTTGCGCTTCTGATTGCGCCAATCATGGTTTCGACGCTCACGGCACGAACACCTCCATTGAAATCGTGTGAACCGCGTTGGTGAAAGTGTGCGTCGCGCTCTCAATCCACGTGTCCATCTCCAGACCCGGCTTTTCGATGCTTAGCTTGAATCCCGAACCCGCCACCAGCGTTTCCGGCATCAGTTCCGCGCCGCTTGCTGAGGCTAGCACATTTAGTTTCACCGTTCGCGTTTCCCTGTTCCTGTGGGCTAGAAACCTCTTCGCCAAATGCGCTATCTGCTCCGCTGACATCTTGTCGTCAGCCTTGTGCAACATTTGGAGCTTGCCCCATTTGGCTTGGTTTTCTGAGTCCATCGCGACCCATGTGTCAATCAGCCCTGTTTTTTCGTTTTCGCGGTAAACCTTTACGATGTTGTAGGTGTCCTTGTCTATGCTCGCCTCGTATTGGTAGCCCGTGAGCAGCGATTTGTCGCCGATTACCGCGTTGGTCTTGTGGTATGAAATCTCGGAGAATATCAGCGTCCCGAAATCGTCTCTGATGAAATACTGCCTGGGGTTGTCATCTTCGTCTCTTTCGTTGATGTTCGCCCATTGGATGTGGTGCATAATCATGTCGTAGAGGGTTTTTCCCGCGTGGTAGTATTCCGGCGTGACCAACCGCGACGGCACTCTCACCTCGTGGCGTATCCCCGCGTCGCGGCATATCTTTGCAAATGCGTCGCTTGCGGTCATCGGCGGGATGTGCTTGACATCCTCGTATTTGAGGTACCGCATTTGGTCATACGCGGTTATCTTGTACGACCCCGATTCGTCTGCCCCCATCTTGAAGATGTATCCTAGGAACACGCCGCGCCCGTCTGCCTCGAACTTCACCATTGTGCCGTTGGTCACTATCGAGCCGTTTGCAACGGCGAAATCGTTTGAGGCAAAAAGTTCCGTCACGGACTCGTCCGGCGGTTCTCGCAGGGTGAAAGCGAGTTTCCCCGGCTGCCCGTTGAGGCTTGTGGCGTATTGTACGCTTGTGGAGAGTTCCGTCACGTCGTAGGCTTTCTGCGTCTGGTTGTTGTGGCATGTTATCCTGTACATCTTATGTTACCGGGAGCTTTACGCCCCTGATTTCGGTTCGCGTCGGCGGCGGCGTTTGCAATTCGTGCGGCAACACAACTACCGGGTTTGCGGGGTCAACCCTCGCTATAGCGTCGCCAATTGCTGTTTTGTTGGCTTGGTAAAGGTTGAACGCGGGGGTGTACGTTCCGTACATGCCTGCCAACAAACCCTCTGGCAATGCCGCATTTGCCGTTGTCGCCGTATTTGCCACGCTGAGCGCGAGCGACGTTAGGGTGTCGCCCTTTTTTGTTTTAACTGGATTTGGCGTTGCGGGTTTCGTGTTCACCCTCGGCGGCGGCGCGACCATCTCAACTAGCGTCTGCTGGCCGCCTCCGCTCGGCGCTGGCGCTATCTCGAACGCGACCGTCCGCGCTCCGTGCGGTCTGTATTCCAACAGTTTTAGGTCGTAGTATACGTCCGATTCCTCGCCTGCCCTGATGTCGTAGTCAAACGCTTCGCACGTCACCCACAGGGGTCCCAGCAGCTTCGCCGCCGTTGTGCCGCTGGCTTCGACGACCCACCGCGCCGGAGCTTTCGAGCGTTGCCACGTCTTGAACCAATCTGCGTATTGCTTCGCTGTCTGGTCGCCTCGGTCGCTCCAAAAGAATGAGCTTATTTCGATAGTCGCCAGCTTGGTTTCCTGCGGCGTGGACACCTCGCCGATTCCGATGACCTCAGCCTTTTGCGCCGGGCTTGTTCGGGTCACCTTGACGTGGTCGGGATTCAGCGGCAACACAAGGCGGTTGCCTTTGTACTCAAAGGACATTGTCACAGTCGTCATGTCCTCTTCCCACCACGCCGCCGTGTGCGTGAGGCTCCAGTGCTTGAAAATATCAGTTACCATCGTCTTGAACCTACTGAAAGATTGTTTTCTGCCGCTTCGATTATTGACTCCGTTAACGCTTCGGTGATTTTGTTGTAGTCAATGGGTCCCCCGGCTTCGTTGACCGTGATTGTCACCTGCGGCACGACCTGCTGATAATTGATGTGGTACTGCCGCCGCGAGACATCGAAGAGCATTTGCAAGTCCTCGTCGCTGAACTTGATGTCGTTATCCACGTGGGTTTTCAGGTTGCCTTTGCTGTCGTAGTTGGGCCACTGCCACATCCGCGCCGCCGCGTCGTTCGCGGCTTTTTCGTTGAAACTGCCATCTGGCGGCTGGATTTTGTTTTGGTAGAAGATGCCTTCTGCTTTAAACACCTGTTCCATAGCATCGGTTAGCGCGGTGTTGTAAAATTCCGCTTCTTCCTTAAATGCCTCGACGTTCTTTTTGTGTCCGGCAATTGTGTCGTTCGCAACTTTTAGCGCTTCGTTGATTATGTCGCTTGCGGAGTATGCCTGAACCTCTTCTATCGACAAGCCATATTTTTCGTTGACATCTTTGATGAGCGCGTTTACGGCAGAATACATCTCGGGGTCGCGCAAATCAGGCATGAGCGAAGAAGCCGACCGGACGTTGCTTTGGATGCGTTCTGGCAGTGCCGCCACAATCTTGTCGCGCATTTCTGGCAAGCCCGCTTTCCAAGTCTCGAGTTTGTCAATGCTGCGGTCAGTTTTAAGCTTTTCCGTGAAAGACTCTTTCATCAAATCCTCGGATGCCGCCGCCATTGCCTTTGCCTTTGCGAGTGCGCCGTATGCGTTGACCAATTCCCAAACCCTATCTTTTTGGAAGTTAATTTCGCCCGTTTCCGTCGCCATAAGGTCTATAAGCCCCGGTATCAGCCCGTTCATGGTTGCAAAGACGGTTTTCAGCCTGTCTTGTTCTTCGACAAGGAGGTCGGTTTTTTCCGTGAGCCGCACCGCCTCTTCCATGTTCTTTTGCAAGCGGAACGCGTTTACTTCCATCGCGCCCACGTTGCTTTCAATGGAGTCTTTTGTTTTCAGGTAGGATTCCATAACGTCCCGCGCCGGGCTTTTCATGTTGCTGTATTCGGTCGCAAGCCCTCTTATCGTGCCAGTAAGCGCCGCCGCTGTTTTTTGGTATCGCTTCGCCGCTTCGTCAAGTTGTTTTTGAGCCTTTTCCGCGTCTTTCGCGGCTTTTTCGGCTTCGTTCTCCGCTGCGATGATTGCGCCGATTCCGGTCACAAGTGCCGATATGACCAGCCCAAGCCCCATGCCTATCGACGCGTTGAGCGCGTTGGACGCGACGGTTGCCGCGCTCATTCCCGCCGTTATGCCGCTGAGCGCCTGAACCCCAATCATGCCGAACCGCGCCGCCGCGCCGCCCATGCTGCTTATCCCCGTGGTCAAGCCGGATATCACCGGGTTCAGCTTCGCCGCCGCCTGCGTCATCCGGCTCTGGGCGGTCATCATCTGGTTCTGCGCGGATTGCATCTGAATCCCCAGTTGGTTGTACTGCTGGCTGAGTTGGCTCTGCTTCGCCATGTATGCGTCAATTTCAGATTGTCTGGCCGCGCTATATGTCTGCGCCTGTAGCGCGTTAAGCTGTTCCAGAATCTGCTCGTTTACCCTCATCGCTTGCGTCAGGGAGTCCATCTTTGACTGGTACATCCCTATGCGCTGCTCGACAATGGCTATCTGGTTCTCGTAGCGTTGCAACGCAAGGCGGCTTCGGTCAACTATCGGCTCGCCGCGAGAGAAAGCGGCTTCCGTCTGGTCTGCCGACCTCATCGCCGATTCCGCTACGCTCTGCTGCGCCGCCGCCGTCACCTGCGCCATCTCTGCGGCTATGCGCTCGCTCTCGGAGAGGATGTTGAACCTCTCCGTTAGGTTGCTCACGCTCTGCGCGGCGTTTATGTGCGTCGCCTCGGCTCTTTGCAAGCTGAGTTCGTTCGCTACCTGCCGTTCGGACATCCTGTTGTACTGCGCTTCAAGACGCGCAAATGCGTCGGCGGTCATAAGCGCGGAATTTGTCTGCGCCTCGAACTGCTCATAAGAGGACGCTCGCGGGTTTGACATCGCCGCGTTAAGACGCTCCTGCGCCTCCTGTGCGGCGGCTAGCCGCATCGCCATTTCGTCAAGCGTGATTTCCGACCTGCTCACGCGGTCTTGCCATGCGTTGAACGCCTGCTCCGACATCTCGCAGCGTCTGGTCGCGTCTGCCATCGCGTTGCTGGCGCGGTTCAGCGTCGCGCTAATCCGGTCTTCCATCTCGAAAACTGACTTTATCGTTGCCATAGCCGCCTACTTTCTGCCCCGCTTGGGCTTGCCTCCCAGCAGTTGCCTGTAGCCCTTTTCGCGCTCGATTTCTCTGAGCATCATGTGTTTGATGAACAGTTTGTGCTTCATGGGAAGATTGGCAAAGCTCTCTATCGTGTACGCGGTGTTAAGAAGCACCCACTCCAGCATTTGAGCCTCGCCATCTTCCGCTAGGAGTTTTTTGCTTCTTCGTCATCCTCTTTGCGGTTGAACCCGCTGATTTCAATCACCTTGTCCGCTATCGTCGCTATCTCGCCGGGGAGCAGCTTCGCGCTTATGAAGTCGCGCCCTAGCGCGTACCCCGCTTTTTTGAGGAATTCCGTGTTGCTGAAATCGGGGTCCACGCACTGACCCTCGACGACCAGAATGTTGGTCGTGTCCGTCCTGTGCCGCCTCTCCGCTTCGCGGGCTTCGCGGCGAATTTCCTGAAAAGCCGCCTCGGTCATCGCCCTCACGGTGATTTCCTGGCCTATTCTCGGCAGCGTGACCGTCGCCGTTATCGTGTCCACGGCTGGAAGCGCGAGGAACGCGTCTAATCTGTCGCTTAGCATATATTCCCTCCTGTTTTATGGCGTTTTGTAATCCTGTTGCAACATGTTGAACGGAGCGGTCAGGTCAATGCCCTCGAACGTGAAATTGAACGTGGCATCAAGCCAGTCTGCCTCAACGTCCAGCTTCGCGACCTCCACGCCGTCCAGGTTGCACCTCATAAGCTGGATGTACTGCGCCCCTGCCGCGCTTGCCGGGTCGGAGTTGATGACGACCATGTCGAAATACGTGTCTATGCCCGTCTTTGCGTAGTTTATCATCATGCTGGACCATACGGACGTGACGTAGTAGAAGCTCACTGTGCCTGTGCCTGTCCATCCGGTTGCTTTATGTTGCGTGCCCCTGTATCCGAGTGCCTTGAACTCTTTTTTGGTCTTGTCTATCTTAGCAATGAGGGACTTGATTTCGGCGCAGTTGAGCGAGCGTCCGTTCATGGACATGATTACTTTGCCCTCTTTGCCGCTTATCGCGTCGTTTGCCAGTAGATACTCTCTTAATGTCATCGCAGTGCCTCCTTATGCGGCCATAACGCACGTGAGGTAGAGGAACTCCATGCTGTCAACAGGCGTTACCCTAATGACGCAGAGAACGCTGTCGGGGTTGTCGCCTTGCGACACTTGCACGTCCTCCGAGCCTGCGAATCCCTGTATCGCGCCAATCCTTTGAAGTTCGGTCAGGTAGCTCACCATGTCTGCCCTGAACATCGCCCTGCCGTCCTCGTCGTTGCTGACGCGCCCCATGTATGAGTCTTCCCACTTGCTTTTGGCCGTCGTGCCTATCTCGTCGAGCGTCCTGACGACGCGGTTCTTTCGGAACATCCTGCCTTTTTCCGGCGTAAACGTGTTCAGCGAGTTGATGTCCTGCTCGATTTTGACCGCGCCGGACTGGTTGCGCGTGAACACGATGTGACCGCTTTGCAACGCCGCTTTGATTGCGTCCTCTTCAAGCTCCGGGGCAATCTTCGTCGCGCCGCGAATGACGTATCCGGTGTTGCTCGCGCTTCGGGCCGCGTTGGATGCTATCGGCGTTCCCGCCATTAGCCCGGCGACCAGCGCGGCGGCTTCGGCTGGGGTGAAGTCAACGCCGTCGATGTCGCAGCTGTTGAGGACGCTGACAACGCCCTCGTGGTCTGCTGCCGAATAGTTCGGCACTACCGCCTGGACGTATCTGCCCTGCCTGTCTCGCAGGGTTTCGACGAACGCCACCGTGGCGTTCTTAATCGCCGGGGTGTCCGTCGTCACTGCCGCGACCTGCCAAAACGCAGTCTTCAGGGCGTTGAAATACTGCGCGTAGCGCGTCGCCTCGACATACGCGCCGTCAGTGCCGCCCGCTAGCGCGATTCCTGCCGATATGGGTGGCGCGCCTGTGCCGGAGAACGTCACGTAGTCGTTGGCTTCAAGCTCTTCGATTTCCGCTACAATCTGCGAGTCGCGGGCTATGCCGTCAACGAAAGTGGTGACTCGGAAAAGGAGGTCGTTCGGTTCGACCGCCACTGTTATCTTGTTGCCGAGCGTACCCGCGTATTTCGCGCTGACCGTCAGCCCCGTCTCCGTCGCCGTCGCCGCGCTGCCGCCCGTGTTCGCTCGCATGACTTTCGCAAGGTAGCAGTTGGAGAGCATCGCCGCAAGCAGCTTCGCCGCCGGGTCCATCGCGGTCAGCCCGATTTTTGATATGCTCCTGCCGTCTGCCAGTTCGTCGCTGTAAACGTCTATCAGCCCGTCGTCGGGACCCCACGGCAAAGGCAAAAGGATTGCCGCCGTTCCCCTGTCGCCAACCGTCATGGACGGTCGGGGTGTCGTTCTGAAATTTATGTACGCGCCTGGGCGGACTTTGTTCTGTGCAGTCCATGTGCCGCCAGCCATGTGTTCACTTCCTCTCTAGAATTGTGTTTATGTTCAACGTTTGCTGCTTCACGGCTTCGATTTCGGGCTTCGTCACCTGAAATTCAAAGTTGCAAAAGTAGTGCAACACGTTGTCGTTTTTTTCCGTTCGTGGGTTTCTGAACGGCGTTGGCCACGCGCCGAGGCTTATGGTCTCCAGCCTCGCGAGCATCGCCAGCCCGGTCGCGTCGAGCCTTGACTGGATGTCGCGTATGAGCGCGGTGTCTGAGGCTTCCCTGTAGCGTATCGTCATCAGGTAGCGTAGCCACCACTTGCGCTTGCGCTCCTCGCTCGCGGCTACTGTAAGCTGGTCGATGAAGAAGTGCGGGAACTCCGGCTCTGTCATCTGTTCGCGGTACACGGCGATTCCGGGGAACGCGTTCATGAGCGCTATGGCTGCGCCCGCCTTGACGCTCTCGCTTATTATCTCGGTCTCGGTCAAGCTACAGCCCCCTTTCTGCCGCCCATGCCGCGAACCGCTCCTGAAATCTCTGCGGCATCAGGGCATAGACTTCATCAATGGCGACAGTGAGCATGTGAGCGCCGTTCGCCCACTTCCAATCCGGTCGGGATGGAGTGCCGTATTCTATGTGACTCGCGTACTCCATGCCGTTCCAAATGAGGATTTTCATGTTGTCGCCGTCTGCGTCCACGATGTCCAGCGACGCGTTCCTGTAGTCAACCTCCGTGCCGTTCCACTGCTCCTGCGTCAAGCCCAGCGACGCGACCTCCTGATACTTCGCGTCGCCTATGCCCCACGTCGCCCTTAATGCGCCGGTGTCAACTGGCGTTCGGTTCTTCGCGAGCGCGACTACCATTTCGGCGTTCTCAATCAGGAAGCGTTTGAGGAAGTCTCTGAAACTGTCCTTGTCTGCCGCCTTTTTCAGTTCTTCGGCGTACCTTTTCAGTTCCGAGAAGTCAAGCCCTCTAGTCATCGTACCATTCCGTCACCTGCGCTGCGGCTTCCTGTGCCGTCGGCGCATATTCCGACGCGGCAATCGACCACTGGTCGCCGTCCCGCGTCACGTCGCTGACCGTCAGCCACCTGTCGGACGGATACAGCCTTATCGTCGACCCCGCCGCTATGGTGGCCGTTCCCGCGTCGGTCTGCTTCACCGTCGCTGCCGTCGTCGTCAGCGCGTATGCGCCTGCTGGAAGCTCCGTCACGTCCGTTGCGGCTATGTTGCCGCATAAATGGTATCCGTTCGCCGCCGCCCCGTCACTGCGCGTGTATGCCCCGTTGAGGAGCAATCGGATGAACCGCGTTGCCGGGAGGACGCTTGCGCCCGCGTCGGGCGGCGTTGCCGTCGGTAGGATGGATGCCATTTGCATGGTCACGCTCTGCCGCGCCTGGCTGGCCGCCGGATATCCGCAAACGCCGCCGTATGCCGCGATGAGCTCGCCGCCGTGCGCCGTCCTCTTTGCCACGAGGTAGTCGTTGTTGCGTATGTCCACGCCGTTCGCCATGTGTATGCGCAGCGTGGTGGCTATCGGCGCAACGTCGACCGCTGCGGGGTCTGGTTTGTCTGCGCTGACGATTGCGATGTGGCAAGGGATGTCGCTGTGCGCCTTGACGCGACCTCGCCAGATGTCCAGCCTGTCGGTGTCCATTGCGGTCGCTATTGCATCCGCTATCTGACCAAAATCAACCATGGGGTCACGTCCTGTATGGCCGCCTGTAGCGGTTCATCTCTTTCTCGTACCGCCTTAGCAGGGATTCTGCCGTTATCGTCACGCTTGCCGCCGCTGTCCTGTCCGTGGCGAACGTCACCGTGCGCCCGTCCTCCGTGATAGAGGATATCTGCCCGGCGGCTGCCGTGCCTCCCTGCTCCGCAACAGCCGCCGCCACTCTCTCGTTCTTGAACAGCGTCGCCGCCATTTGAGCCGCTGTGTGCATGAGCTCTCGCGGGAGTTCGCGAACGTTGCAATAGTTGACTATGCCCTGTATCGCGGTCTCGACAAATAGCTCGATGAGCCTGTCGTCGTCGGCGTTTGTGTTTTTCAGCAGTGTCTTGACATCCGCGAACACTTCAACGGCTAGGTTGGTCATAATCCCTCCGGCTACTTGCTCTTTTTGGGCGGTTCTGGTGTCGCTTCTTGCGCGGGTGGTGGTGCGGGTGGCGCGGGTGGCGGGGTTTCTGCGGTTGTCGCCGCGAGCTTCGCCTTGCGCGCGCGTTCGCGGTTGAAAGCTGATAAGCCCATACGCGCCCTCCTATATCGTGTGCTTGATTTGCACGATTCCTAGCTGCTTCACTTCATAGACTCTTTGCCAGTTCGTTCCCGTCGCGAGTTCGGCGTTGCTTGGGGTCGGCTTGACGGGCGAGCCTTTCCACTTGATGCCCATCGGATGAAGCACGAACGCCCTGCGGTGGATGAGTATGTCAGTTGACATCAGGGAGTCGCGGTCGGTTTCCACGGGGGTCAGGGATACTGGCAGTCCGTCGCCGCGGGCTATCACGCCCTGCGCGAACAGGTATGACGTGTAGACCGCGCCGTCAACTGGCATCCCGTCATCGACGATGACGCGGTAGCCAAGATACGTCGGGATGTTGATTTCGCCCCTCGCGTTCGGGATGTATACGATTAGGTTCTGCTTTTGGAGCTCGGTGTATACTGCGGAGTGCATCGCTACTGCCGCCAGCTGGTCTGCCGCGTCGCCTAAGTGCTGCTTTCCGTCGAGAACGACGGTCGCGCTTATTGGGTCGGTTGACGCATCGTGAACCAGCGGCGCCATGCTTGCTGCGCTGAATATGCCTTTGAGGATGTTGATGAGTATCCGTTGTTCGTCGCGCGCCCACCATTTGGACACGAGGTCGCCTATCGCCTTCATGGGGTCGCTGCCCGCCAATGCGCCCGCGAGTTCGTGTGCGCCCCAGCTTTTTGCGCGAATGAGCAACGCCGCGATGTCTGCTGCTGTGGTGATGTTGCCTACGTCGATTGGCGTGGTGTCGTCGAGGACTTGGCTCTCTCCGGTCAGGTCGTTCCAGAACGGCATGTTAATCGTCGTGCCGCCGCCCGTGACCAACTGGTCAAGCCGTTCGTTCGATGTGATTATCCCGCTCTCCACCAGCCTTGAAAGCTCGGCGGTGCGGTTGATTACATACGGAACGAATATCTCGGGAATTATTACGTCCGTTATTCTTGTCGCTGGCATGTCAATGTCTCCTTTTTACGCTTTGTTGATTAACCTTCGCGGCGGCGGCGCGCCCGCTTCTCTGGCGAGGCGATCCGCCTTGTTCGGGTCTTGCATGAATATCCTTGATTGGTCGGTGAGATTGTAACTCTCCGCTTTCCACGGGTTTGTCTCTGGTATCGGCGCTTGGTCTGGCTGGACGATGTTCACGCCCTGCGGTATGGGTTTCGGCGGCGCTGCTGCTGCTGCTGCCGTCGGCTTGACCAGTGCCATTACCTTCCTGATTGCTTCCTCTGGGGTTATGCCGTCGCTTGTCAGCCCGCGCGCCATCTTCACGATGTCGCCGATGTCGCCGATGCTCGCCCCGCTGATTGCGCTCATGGCGGCTATGACGTAGTTCTTTTCGTCCAGTTGCGCTTTTAGGTCGGCTACCTCGGCTTTGAGCGTCGCCGCGTCGCGCTCAGCTTTGTCGGCCATCGTGAGGCTCTTGTCCCATGCCTCTTTGATTTCCGTAAGCCTCGCGTCGTCGTCGGGCTTGAGCCCCAGCGACTTCATAAACTCCCTCTTCGCATTGCGCTCCGCTGCGCCGCGAATCTTCGCGGCTTCGTTGTCGTAGTCTTGCTGTGTCGCGAATTGCTTGTAAATCGCCGCCGCAGTTTCGGTCTGCGTGACCTCCGCGCCGTCTTGCGCGTCGTTCCCTGCCTGCCCTCCGGCAGTATTGTCTGCGTCCATAATGCCCTCCATCAAGGTTTTTTAGCGTTGTTGCTTTGATTATATCCTATCTCCGCGTATGCTCGTGTATGCTCTTTTGGGCATAAAAAGAGGCCGCTGAAATGTTTGCGGCACTTCAACAGCCTCTT